TTTCATTATTCTCCTCCTACTCAGTTATAAAAACATAATTTCTTAGTATTATATACCAGTAACTTAATATTCTATCAACGGATGTTAAAAACCCTACAAAAGTATAGTGTTTTTCCATAACATTATTCCCCCCATCTACCATTCTACCCAATTATCTAACGATGGTTCACTATGCACTATTGATTGTGAAAGACTATCGCGCTTATTCAGCCAGTTGTTATTTCGATTACTTTGATTAAGTTTTCAGTAAATGTGGTTTATAGCCTTTGTTCCCTACCCATTACTACATAGGATAAAGACAAAAAGGAGATGACCATTATATGAATAATCGTAGGTGTAGTAATGAACCGTCAATATTTAAATGTGATAAGTTCGGGACATTTACAGCTAATGATGCCAAATGTATAAACATTTCCATTCCTGCTGAAGGCTCAATAATTCCATTTTCCTCTGGAATCTCGTTATCTGTATTTGAGGATATTTTTGAAGACATAGATGGAAGCTTGCTAGGATTTGGTACTGCTAGTAACTTTGTACCTATTGTAAATAATTCAATTGATTTAACTAACTTTTTAACTGAAGCCTTCGTAGTTTCACGTGCTGGTAAAATTACAGCAATTTCAGCAACATTTACGACAATAGCCGGGGTTATCTTTGATGGGTCTGTGACAATTCGAGCTCAAATTTTCCTTGCACCTAAAGGTAGTAATATTTTTACTGGCACAAGTGCCAGCATTGATTTAGCTCCACCTATAACAGGTCCTGATCCAACTGCACAAATAACTTTTGCCTCAGCTAATACTCCACCAGTACAGGTAAATGTGGGTGATCGTTTAATAATGGTATTTTATATTTCATCGACAACTGGTAATGTTGATGTTGACCTTATTATTGGCGATGCAAATGCAGGAATTAATATTGTTTAAAAACAATACCCCTTTCCTCTAACCAATTATAGAAGGGCACTAGACGTTCTTTATAAGGAGTTTCTTCTATATGTGATGATTTACTCACCTTTATATTAGAACGCCCTACTGCCTTACTATATGCCCCTACAAAAACGGCTCTTAATGTACTAGTAATCGTTAATGTACCGTTTGTAATATCACGAATAATGTTAACCAAAACGTCTTTAGCGTTCACAAAATCACGTATATCGCTCATTTTTGTAGCCAGTATGCACTTATGAAGTTGGTCTTTCAAATTATCAAGTAAAGGTAGCGAGTGCATGAAATCATACAGCATCACTTGGTACTCATTCATGTATTCCTTACGAGCTTCTTTTTCAGCGTGAGCGTTATTATATACTTGCTGTAAAGTGCTTGTTTTTAAAAGATTAAAAGATTTAATGCTTACATCCTCTGATTGTGGAGGGCAAACCGCATTGTCACTAGCTTTGTAAGCATCTTCTCGATGTTTCATTTCCGATGTGTCATTGTAAGGTAAAGTACGATAAATGCTTGCTCCTTTGATGCCATTCAGCTTTGTTTGCTTCACTTTTTCAATGATGTTTAAGCTAACCAATTTCTTTATTGCACGCATTACTGTACTTCGAGATGTTCCAGTTTGTGCAGCAATCGTTTCAGCTTTTAAATGGCAAGTACCAGGATAAGCTAATGATCGACTAGCTAAAGCGAAAACGATGGCACGTTCTGATTCTGTTAAATCGTAGTAATGTGCTGCTATATGGTCCTCCACACTCTTATCCATATTTGCTACTGAATTAAATGTTGTATATTGGGCTAAGTATTCAAATGCCATCGTTTTCACCTCGCTTTCCTAATCAACTTTCCTACTACTTAAATGCCTTACATAAATTTTCATGCATCTGTTTTACTTCCAATTCTGTTAACAGACGATGATACCTCATAATCCACTTCAATCTATTCTGATATTTATGGACATCCTTAATTGATTCGTGTTGCTTCATCTTCACTTGGATGTACTTTTGACGTTGCTGAATGGTTTTCAATTTGTTCACCCAAATTCTAACGAAATATCAATATATCGTTATGTTGTTATTTAAATATTAATATCTAAATATCGATATGTCAATAAAATACTTCACGAAATATCGATATGTTGTTATAATGGAATTAAGGAAAAAATCTTAGGAGGTGTAAACTTGTGGAGTTATATATAAAGTTAAAAGAAGTTTTAGCTGAACGAGGTATTACACAAAAACAACTTGCAGAACAATCAGGGATTCGTGCTAATGCTATTAGTGAAATGGTCAATAATCAAAGACAGACGATTAATAAAGAGCAACTTGCAAAAATATGTGAGGTTCTAGGGATTGAACGAGTAGAGGATATGCTTGAATTTAAGAAATAAATTGTGGATTAACAGATAACTAATATCGGTTGTCTGTTTTTTTATATGTACTTTTCACTCTCAATTTCCTAAAATGGAAATATCGAGGGAGGAATAAGCTAATGAAAAAAATTTTATACATAGGAGCATTATCAGCACTTTTACTTACCGCGTGTGGAGAAGAAAAGATTGCTACTGTTACCCCTAATGAATTTAAACAGTTGGAAAAAGGAATGAGTCCTGATGAAGTAAAAGAAATTGTAGGTGGCAAATCAAAAAATCCAGATGCAAAAGAAGATGACGACTTATTTTTATTTTTAGAATATGATGGAGAAAATGGAGTAGACAAAGAATCTACTGTATCACTTGTTTTTAAAGATAGAAAATTAAATGATATTATGGAAACTGGATTAATTACAGAAAGAGAAGAGTTAACTAAAGAAGAGAAAGAAAAAATCGAGGAAGATATTGCCCGAATAAAAAGTAAGGTTTCAACAGATGAAGTAGAAAAAATCATTACAGATAAACTTGGTAAAAATAATAACTCAAAGAAAAAAGTAATTGAAAAAATAGAAGCAACAGACATTAGTTTAAATCTAACATTGAATGCTTCAGATAATTTCACATTAGATATGATGAAACGTGGTATGTGGATGGATTCTATTAAAATTTTAGAACCACTTTCCAAAGTGAATAATATTAAACAAATTAATGTTGACTGGCAACTACCTTTGGTTGATAAATACGGCAATGAAAAAGATGCCGCAGTAATGAAATTTAGTATTGATAAAGCAACACTAGAAAAAATAAATTGGGATAATTTCTTAACTGAAAATTTCCCTGAAGTAGTTAATAGTTATGACGAGCATCCAGCTCTAAACGAAAAATAGTCACTCAAATGAGTGGCTTTTTTTATTGAAAATTTTTAGCAAAAAAGTAAAATAAATCATCAATATCTATTTACTCAAGTATGTAGTTATGCTATAATAAGAATATAGAAAGGGGGTAAGAAAAATGGAGATTGAAAGAGTAGTAGCGCTAACAGCGTTCATCAACTTAATAATCACACTGATTAACTTACAGATAGTGATTAAAAACAACAAAAAAGACACCACTTCAAAGAAGTAGCGTCCAACAAAGTTTTAAAACAGAAGGTTAAGGTTGACCCCCTTAGCCTTCTACCCTAACTATAGAACATTTTAAATTGAGATACAAACAAAAACATTAAGAAAGAAGGTGTGTAATATGATGATTTTAACTTCAGTTCTCATAGTTGCAGCATTAATAGTCATTGGTGCTACAGTCGTTATAATGAGAAAAAAATAATTAATACTAGGTGGTATAATCCAATGTCGAAAAACTACTCTTTCAATAGCAAGGAAGACTTTATTAAATTGGTTCAAACAGAAATCTTAACATCATCAGAAGTGTTGGAGGAATTGCAAATTTCTAGGCAATCATTAAATTCACTTGTAAAACGAGGAAAGTTAACTCCTATCAAAGAGTTACCACGAGATAGAATGTTTTTACGTGAAGATGTGGAAGCAAGAAAAGAAGCAGCGAAAGAATTGCATGCTAAATATAGACCATATGACGAATAAACACAAAAAGCCCAGGTACTCACCTTTTAATGAGTATCTGGTTATTTATTTTGGTGACTTAATAATAATTTTTCCACCTGTGTTTTTAATGCCATGTTAGCATACGTTAGCACTAAATCTTCTCCAGCTGTAGCTACAATTAAATCACTAAAGTATTCATCAACCTTATTCCACTTCACGACTCTAATTTTATCTTTAGCCAACAATCTTTTAGAGTTGTAACATTCTTGAGATATGTCATCTAAAAGCTTATCTAGTATTGGCAAATAGACTTTGCTCATTTTAAGGTTTTCAATTACTTTGTAGTCACGTTGTAATGATTGAACAGCCATATCGTAAACCACATATTTGTGCAACAGTCGCCTTTGCTCAAAACTTATCATACAACATCTTTCTCCTTGTGGAAGACTGGAACAACTGTTAATACATTATTCAATCATAAATGTACGCTTGGCTTGCCTTGTAAAACAATATGCTTGAAACGAATCATTAACAATCTTAATTATTTTGATACGTCTTTTTGACACTTTACCGTCTTTAGCCATGTACATCATATTTAAAAATTGGTTACGTTGCATCGCTTTAATTAGTTGTTCTTTCATCATTCCACACTCCCACACAAGAACGTTTGTTTGTAACTATATTAGAACATATGTTTGTATTTTGATAAGTAATAATTTTTGGAAATAAAAAAAGCCCACGCTCAAAAAATTAGATACCTTTTTTAATGTACATATATAATTAAATTTCTTAAAATGGTAAATAGTAGATATGAATAGATGGAGGAGAATGTAATTGAGTAGTTGTCCTAATTGTTTAGCCAATAATTCGATTAAGAAAGTATATAGAGATGGTTCAGTATTTAAGATATGTGAGTATTGTAATACTATTGTAGAAGAGACGACAGAGAGAGAGCCAACGGTGAGAGAAGAAAACGAAGTCCAAAATGATGTGGAAAAAGAAGAATCTTCAAGTGGTTGTTTGATTGGAGCAATTATGTTTTCACTTATGGCACTTATTATTATTATAAATTTTATAATTAAATTAAATAACATATAAAAAGCTTGTTACATGACCAAGACGGCAATTAAGCTATCTTGGTCTTATTATTTTACTTATTTCTACGTTGCTGAATTGTAATAAACAACCCGATTAAACGGTCGGTGGTCATAATACCATTCTGTAAATCCTTCAAATGCGATTCCTGAATAATACCTTCCTTAACTGCCTGCGCAATAAAGTTTTCTGTTTCAGTTTTCATAGCTGGTGAACCTGGATTCCAATTTGACATTTTAATTTCCTCCTTTGGTTTATCTTCCACAATTAATTGGACTTGGCTTACTATTAGTAGGCACATTTAATTTTCCCTCTAATTTATATCCTGCTGGCATCTTCCAGTTTGCTTTAACCTCGAAATGCGGTCGATCAATACTACCTACCCAATCGCCACCCCACGTAATACCTAGCTTCCTTGCAATAGCTCCTACTCGAGTAAGTGTAGTTACATCATATAAAGACTGTGGAGGACCTACAGCAATATCCCAAGCTAGTCTTGATTTGTGATTGCTGTCTAATGTCCAGGTAACAATTTGCCCAGGTCTAGTGCGCCCCTGAGCATATAGGTATTTTTGGCGTTCTTGGCTGCGGTATGTTTCAGTGATGAAGATGTTCTTAATGCCTGCCTTGTAGCACTCCTGGAATAGCAATCGACAGGCTGTTTGTGCAGCTGGTAGCAGTTCTGCGAGATCTCGGCAAGTTGTTGTTACACTAGTCATTACTGCTCACCCTCTTTTTTAGCTGCTTTTAAAAGATCGAATGTACCTGATGCTGTTAGTCCTGCAATAAATCCAGCCATCAACATGACATACACTGGATATTCGGATAACGGCCACATTACCAAGCCAATAAAAATACCAATCACTACAGACGTGATTGGCATGTATTGTGTATTAAGTTTAAATGTCTTTTTAACCATCACCATTGCGATCATAAAAATGTTTGTTAAATCCATATAAAACCCCTCCAATTTTAGTTTTTAAATAGTGACTCAATAAGTAAGTAAATTAATCCACCAGCAGTTAGTAATTTAATAAATAACTCGACTGTAGCGTTAAATCTTTGTTTCTTAAATTCAATGGCATCCTTTCTTTCGGAAGCATTTAATTCGTATTCGCGTATTTCTTTTGCTTCTTCCGCCTTATCCCGACCCTCTATTAACTGCCACTAGCGATCTGTTATTTCTTTAAATAGATTTCGTGTTTCTTGATTCTCTTTAAGTATTGTATTTTCTAATTTTGTGAAGCTTTGTTCAATGTTTTCAAGTCGTTTGTCTTTCTTGATGTCTTGCTTCTCCAAGTGTTGGAGCCTTTTTTCGTGGTCCGCTAGGCGGAGCTCTACAGTTGGTACTTGTTCCAATAACATCACCAATCCTTTGCCCTAAAATAAAAGCCATGAGAAGCATCGAAACAGTACATGTTACTGATTCTCAATGCTTCTCATAGCATATAAAAATGTCTTCCATTTTTTATGGAAGACACATATATTTAAAAAAATTTAAACATAACTGTTCTTTTCAAAACGAATACAACTTTATTATTCTGTCCAGTCACTTTAGGAACAGAGGTAACTACTTCCCAATATTCTTCACCTAATCTGTTTAGCTCGTTAATTAAGATTTCTGCATTTTCAGAATCCCATGTATAAGTTTGATATTCCCATTTTACATTTCCCATAAAATCCTCTCCTCTCATTTCACTACATTTCGACAAGAAGGAAAGGATTTCCTCCAAATTTAGACAATAAAAATAACCCTAAGCTTCTGCTTGCGTTTCAGTGTCATCTACTGGTAATACATTAATGATGATATGTTTATTAATGATTGCCCCTCCAATATTAACGAAGTTTATTTTTTGATCGTTTAATGTTGTTGTGAATACACCCGCATCAAACTCCGCATTTTTTAAATTAATTACCTGATTGTTATTTAATTGTACTTGTTAATTCATAGTTATCCTTCTCCTTATTTTTTCAATTCTAAATATCCATTTTCCCCACTGTATGTACGTACATACAATCGTCCTCCTGCTGGGGAACCATTCCACACCAGATTCATGCCTACAATAGAAGAAGTTACAGCAGAATTGTTTTCTATCCACAGGGGACCATGCGAGATTTTAACACCACTCATAGCAGCTAAGGTAATCATATCGCCTTGAGCTTTTATTTGCATTGCCCCGTACTCTCCACCAAAATTAATATTATAATTACCTGTCCAGACTTCACCTATATTGAGCGTTTGCCCAACGGTTATGTTTTTACTAACGTTAATATTTGTAGCTCCGCTTATGTCACCGCTGACTATTACGGCACCATTCAAGTTAATTTTATCAGCATTAATTGTCGCAACACCTGGGCTTAAATTAATATCAGTAATAGAGCCGCCTTATCTACTTTTAAGTTGATACTATTTTGCATTACATTAATAGCAGATTTTGTGTCTCTATCTAAATTAGACACAGCTATTTCAATTCTTCCGGCTCTCATATCAATTGCAGATACTTCATTTGTAATACGGTTATTTACTGAAAGATTAATATTGTCTGCCTTTAAATTGATAGCCGCCATTTCGTTTGTTATACGATTATTAACAGATAAATTAATATTATCGGCTTTAATATCAATAGCAGCGATGGAAGTATTGATATGTTCTACTTCTAATGTTATACGATCATCTGTTTTCTTGATTTCACTTCTAAATTCACCTTGCAACTTTTCTTTGGTTTCTTCGATTTCTTCTTTTAATTCTTCTTTTGTGTCGTCAATATACTCATTTGTGTCGCCTATTTTTTCTTCTTGGTCAGCGAGTGTATCTTCTATTGACTTTGGAAGTGAATTCCCGAAAACAACACTAGATGTTATTAATTTTACCGTTATACAAAACTTTCGTTTGCTTTAATATCCGAGTTGACATTTCAACGCCTAATGGCTCATAGATAAGCCAAACACGTTCACCATTTTCACGTTCTATTAATTCAGGTATTGTTGTTTCAATCGATAGTTGTGGTTCATCCTGCAACTTGCTTTTGATGTAATTTAGCAAAGCTGTAGCGTCAGTAAAACGCTCATCTTTAACGGGCTCCTCTTCCCTTTGACCGAAAATATCAATGTTAGGTGACGTATAATCAACTGTTAAATCATCTTTACCAAAACCTTTAATATAAGTAGCAAGATTAGTCGTATCTTCTTGCAACACAATAGATGAAATATTGCGTTTATAGCGATACTGGTAGTCATTGTCACCGCCAATTTCTTTTGCGAAATATAGTTGCTTGTTAGGTAAAATTTGAAACTCGCATTCATGATACTTGCATATTTTTTGTACTAATTTAATAACATTATCATTACCAAATGATCGTATATAATTAGTGACATTTGCGATATTTGCATCTGCTGTAAACGTCCACCCTGTGTCTTGTAAAGCCAAATTAATGTGATTATTTAAAGTATGACTACCCTCAAATATGCCATGCCTATACGTTTTCAAATGGTCATAAAAAATACTTAATGCCGTTACTGATTTACTATAAACATTGTCAGCAAAAACCTTCACACGAAAGTCGTTACCATCCACAGTGATGATTGATTCAGACTTTAGTAGTTCGTAACCAGGATTATTTTCACTAGGAAAACAAGAAAACGATACTGTAAAAGTGCCGTCTACTATTTGCTCCATTTTAAAGTCCGTGCCAATTTTTATTAAAGGCTCTACCTGTGTCCGTCTGTAACAGTAAGCAAACAACCACCTTCTTTCTAATAAAAATACGCCACTTTTTTAATGACGTCACTGAACAATATGGAACTATTGTAAATCACAAATATTATATTTAATCGAATTTATTATTTAGATGGTTTAAGAGGACTAGCCTGTTTAATGGTTGTATTTAGTCATTTCTTATTTGCATTTTACCCTGCTGACCATATATTCAAGCTCGTTTGGGACATTCAAGTATTACCACAACAATGAATACTTATGGACATCTTTTACAAGAGACTGATCAAAGAGCCAGTTCTCATTTTGATAAATTATTTGATGAAAAAAAGTGATTCGGGCACCTTTTGGGCACCGATTAATGAAATATACATTTATGCATAAATATAAAAAGCCTTACAACCGTTGTGGTTGTAAGGCTTTAGTTAGCGTCCCAGGAGGACATACTGCAACATTGATATATCAACGGTTTACAACCATAATGTTTACCTTTTGTTTACCTTGCATTTAAGACCACCCATCACGGAGTGGTCTTTTATGGATTATTTATCTAAAGCCTATGTTTATTATTTTTGAATTAAATTCAGTGCATTGGATATATAAATTTTATCTTTGTCTAAATCAAGGAATTCATCCTTCTCATTACTAATATCGGGGTAATAGCCGAGTGTTAAGATTAATTTTTCGTTTTCTTTAAATATAATTAAATGATTAGGCAATGCAATATTCATGCTTTCAGTACTTTTTTGTTCTGCTCTTTCAATCGAATTAATAAGTCGCTTTATTTCTTCTTTTGATTTAATGACTGAAATAACTTCACCTTCTTGCTCTCTATGTTCTTCAGGACTTGGTGAAGCACTTGCGAATTTCAAAATCTCAATACTTGTAATTGTAGTATCATCTTCAAAAATACTGTTTGAACATCCTCCCAAGAATAAAATCAACAGTAATAGTAATAGCAAATTATTTTTTATAATAACAAGTCTCTCCCTACTAAAATTATCAAATTTTTCAAGTAAAATGCCCCTTTAGTTTAATAATACCTCATCTCAATATCACTAGGATAACTATTTCCATTCCCCATGCCAACCAATTATCTAACGAAGGTTCATTATGCACTATTGATTGCGGATGGCTTTCGGTCCTCTTGCGGCTCATGGTCCGATTGCTGGACCGAAAGAAAATCAAACATACTAATTTGTTTATTCATACTTATCCCCTCTCTACCATTCAAGCCAGTTTTCTATGTTTGGTCTACTACATATTTCTGAATGACTATCCCTTTCATTTAACCAATTATAGAAAGGTACTGGCCGTTCTTTATAAGGTGTTTCTTCTATATAAGATGATTTATTCACCTTCCCATTCAAACGCTCTACAGCCTTACTATACGCCCCTACAAATACGGCTCTCAATGTACTAGTAATTGTTAATGTACCGTTTGTAATATCACGAATGATGTTAACCAAAACGTCTTTAGCGTTCACAAAATCGCTTATATCGTTCATTTTTGTAGCCAGTATGCACTTATGCAGCTGGTCTTTTAAATCATCACGTAAAGGCAGCGAGTGCATGAAATCATATAACATCACCTGGTACTCATTCATGTATTCCTTACAAGCTTCTTTTTCAGCGTGAGCGTTATTATATATTTCCTGTAAAGTGCTTGTTGAAAGATTAAAAGAACTAGATGATAGCTCTTGAGATTGTGGAGGGCAAATGCTACTCTCACAAGGCTTTTCAGCGTTTTGACGGTCGGACATTGACGGTGAGACATTGTAAGGCAAAATGATATAAATGCTTGCACCTTGTCCACCTTTGCTTTTTACAGTCGTTTCTTTTTTGATGATTCCTAGTGATTCAAGTTTTTTAATTGAGCGATAAACCGTCTTTGTACTGATCTCCAATGCTGCAGCAATGGTACTCGCTTTTAGATGGCATGCGCCTGGGTATTCCAAAGAATGACTAGCAAGCTTGAAAACGATGGCACGTTCTGATTCTGTTAAATCATAGTAATGAGCTGCCATGTGGTCCTCCACACTCTTATCCATATCAGCTATTGTTTCAAATGTTTTGTAAGTTGCTAAATATTCAAATGCCATCGTTTTCACCTCGCTTTCTATCGCCAAATATATTATTTCTTGCTGAAGACTGTAATTGCTTTAGTTAACAGTGACGTATAAGCCATCATGCGTTTAACACGATGCTCTGGGAAGCCAGCTGATTTATATCGCTCTGCATGTTTACGATAGATAGCTTTACTACGCATGATTTGCTCAAATGTACGTTTTTTCAATTCGTTCACCTCTCTTGATAATTTACTTAAAAGAAATCAATGTTCAAAAAAATTTCGTTTAAGTAAATATTTCTATTAAGTAAATCATAATTTCGTTTAAGTAAAATGTCAATATTTAATTTCTTTTAAGTAAATTATGGTTTATAATAAAAAGTAACATAATACTACGAGAGTTGGTGAATGATGGACATTGAATTGAAATCTAACCTTGGTGAACTTTTAAAAACTAGAGGCTGGGACCAAAAAAAACTTGTAGAGGAAACAGGATTAAATCCACGTACTATTAGTGAATTGGTGAATGATAAAACAATACGAATCAATAAGAACGCACTTGAAAAAATTGCTGATGCACTTAATATTGAAGACATTTCAGAAATCATTCAGTTTAGAAAAGCAGATAACTAATCACAGTTGTCTGTTTTTTTCATGAAATTCTTACTGACACATATTAGGTAATTTGGTATAGTCTTATTATGTTATACAAATTAATACATAAAGGAGATACTTTTACACATGAAAAAAGTTTTCAAAATAGGCTGTTTAGGCTTATTAGTCTTAATTATCCTCGGTGTCATAATAGGTGCACTTGGAGGAAAAGACGACACAACAAAAAAAAGTGACAACACTGAAAAAAAGATTGAAACATCAACTAAACCTCAAGAAAATGCAGAAAAACCTGAAACGAAGCCAGAAGAACCAAAAGAGGAAAGTGTTCCTAGAGAATATAAATCGGCGTTAAAGAAAGCAGAATCTTATGCAAAAACTATGCACATGTCAAAGGCGGGAATTTATGACCAGTTGACTTCTGAACATGGAGAAAAGTTCTCGGCAGAAGCTGCTCAATATGCTATAGATAACTTTGTATTTGATTGGAAAGATAATGCATTGAAAAAAGCTCAATCATATGCAGAAACTATGAGCATGTCAGATTCAGCTATTTATGACCAATTAATTTCAGAACATGGAGAAAAATTTACTCCTGAAGAAGCTCAATACGCAATTGATAATTTAAAATAAATAATACCGCCCACACAAAAGATTGTGGAAAGCACACCCAAGGTCACTCAAATGAGTGGCTTTTTTTGATGAAAATAATTAGCAAAACAGGAAAATAAATATAAAAAAGTATTGATTTTATATATACCTTGGTATATAATTAAAGTATAGAAAGGAGGTGAACAAAGTGGATTACGATAAGATTCTAGCTTACCTAGTAACTATCGCAACAATCGCAAACTTGCTTACAAGTACAGCGAAAAACATAAGCGATATGAAAAGTAAGAAAAAACAAAAGCGACGCCCCCCTCGCAAAGGAAAACGTCGCAAATAACTCACAGAAGGAGGTTAGCCCCTCCTTCCCTTTAATCTTATCATATCCTCATCATTATGAAAAATATAGGCTATGTTGTTGCTTTAGCATTAGCGTTGTATATCTTAACCGATATGGTTAATTGGCATGAACCAAAGTTTTTTGATTACTTCATGATTGTGGCATACTCAATTTGTTTCATATTAGTAATGATTAATATCGTTCTGTACTTTAAGAAAAGGAGAGGTTAAACGTTGACTGACAAAAAAACATCTGAAGCTCAAAAGCGTGCTACACAAGCTTATCGTGAAAAAAATCGTGAAAAAACACGTAAACAATCAGCAAAGAGTGCAGCTAAAACTTACATTAATAAATATTGTGAGTTAGAAGATTTAACGGAATTAAAGCAGCTAATAGATGCTAGAGAAAAGGAATTACAAGGTGAATAATAAACAAAGACCAGGCACTCTATCTAATGTGAGTCCTGGTCATTTGTTTGAAGTTTAGGTTTAAGTTAAGATATTAAAACTTTACATTGGATAAGATAACACAAGAAGCTGAACAAAAACTAAACAACTATTATGTTGCTACTATATTTGTTACCTGTGCCAACTTAGCTGTTTCAATTTTATTTGCTCCTGCTTGTGCTGCAGCCATACCTGTAAAAGTACCTGTTTTCACCCTCCATAGTTTGTTGTCTGGCTCGATATATGCTACCCAACCGAAACGATGTTTTAATACATCTAAGACGTTTTCAGCTGCTTGTCTTGTAGCATAAGTACCTGTTAGGACCCGATATTTCTTGGTATCTGCAACTGGATTAGGTTGCTGTGTACTTCCACTAGCTGCTTTAACCATTGCAATAAACTGTGACCAACTTACTTTTCCGGCACGCATCTGACTAGGACAATTTTTGCCACTAAAATGATTGTGCTGAACAACATTACTAATTGGAATGTTTTCATCCTTCATGATTTTAGCAACTAACTCTGCAGCATTTTGCATTGCTTTTAGATAGTTACCATCACTATTGACGCAAACCTCTACTTGTATCCCCTGGTTATTACCTGTTGTGCTTCCTGCAGCCCAACATCTCCAAGCGTGTTCGAAAGATTGTACAATTTCTTTGTCGTCTGCAGTATAGTGCCATGAAGCTGAACGACTATTTCCGTTGTATTGTAAACGTGCATGAGCGTCTGCATCTGCTCCAGATCGTTCATTGTCTGTTTCATGTACCACTATATATTTTTTAGTGTTACCTTTGCCATAAGTGACTTTGTTTGCTTGAGCATCTGGAACAAGCTTTTTTCGAATAGTAATCATTTTACATTTCCCTCCCCTGATTTATCCTTTACGATTGCTAAAATATTTTTGATGAAGTCAGGCGTTGGTAAGCCCATTTTCGTACCGTTTTCCGTGATAGAAATAAATTCGAGTACACAGAATGCAATGGCTGCCCCATCCCCTGCGTACTCGATACCTGGAATAACTAGCGCCAGTAAATACACTGAACCGACTAGCATTAAGTAATAAATTTTTCGGATAATACCATTGAATCCAATGCGGCTATTAAGGTTCTGATTAATGACACCACTCATAATACCAGTTGCATAATCGATAGCCATAAAAGCGATTAAAACCGTTACAGCCATACCCAACCCATCCACTGAATAGGATACAAGTGTGCCAATTACTCCACTTACTGCAGCAATCCATTTTTCCATCTGAACACTTCCTTTTTCCAAAATAAAAAGGACACGTCTTATTGACGCATCCTTCTTCAAATTCCCAAACGCTTGGGAATTTAGACAATATAAATACATCACCTCTAAAAGCAATGTTTACTACACATTATGGCACTAAAACTTTGTTTATATAAAGACCTTTATTGTTTATCCACCTACAAATTCCTAAAACATATTAAAATCTCAGTATGACTTGATATACTAGATTCAAATAGATGTCTAAGGAGGTTTTAAATATAAATAAAAAAGACTTGGTTTATTTAATAACATTTATTAGTGTTCTACTTTTCATTATCATTCTTTTCTCAGTGATATACAGCTTTTTAGGTTTAGCTGGTGAAAAAAATTTCCTAACTTGGACAGGCGTTATCTTTGGTACAGTTTCTCTTTGTTTGGCAACTTACTTTTATTATAGTGAAAAAAAAGAAAGTAAGAAACTAGCTGAAACTATAAATGAGTTAAAGTCTTCCATAGATGAACTAAAAATACTTCAGCAATCAAATGTTGAAAAACAAAATCTCCAAATTGAAAAAATAAATAAGATTGAAAAAGAATTAAAAATCCTTCAGAAACAACCAGTTCGGACAAGTTTATTATCATTTTATATCAACAAAAAAAATTAAAAGAGGCTGGATAAGACTAGCCTCTTTTAAAATTCATTTAAACCAACTTTTACTCTTCAGCTAAGAAACCTACTCCTGATTCCTCTAAGATTTCTTTAACACCCTCTTGTAAAGATGAAGGTACTTCACTGAATTTTGTTTTTTCTAAGATTACTCGTTGTGCGAAAAACATAGCCATCATGGTTTCACCTCCCCTCAAATACAACAAAATCCATAGTAAAAAGCGCATCATTCATACACCTTTGTTGCAATTTCCGCAATCAGGTCCTCCATGAAATCCATGCGCTCTGTGTTAGCTTGATTTTGTAGCCTTAATATTTTATTTTCTTGCTCTAAACGTGCAGCTCTTTCCTCTGCTGTTTCATCGGTACCAGCTTTTTTTGGTGCACCCAAATCGCCGTTTGGGTCACGTTGCTTATATTCTATCGCCATTATTCAACAACCCCCGATATTAAGTGGATTTTGTGATTGATGTCTACATTCTCACGAGACGTCTCAAGCTTCAAGATGATATTATTTTTAGGCTCAGTTGCTTCATAATAAAACGTATCTTCTACAACCCCATTTTGATTTGGCATAGGTGCTGTATTTTCAGGTGTTAGAACAACATATTGCTCCTGCTCGCCAGCTAACGTCATTGATAATGAGACTTCAAGCTCCATATCCTCATCTCGCTCAATGAATAATAAAACGCCCTTTGCAGATCCCTTTGGTGGCTCGATTTTGTAACGAGCAACGGATTGCAAAATAGGCGTGTTAACTTCATTTTTATTTAATTTTATCGTTTTGGATACTTTAAAATCGTAACTGTCCATTAGCTCAACAACAATTGTATTTTGCCCTACTACTAACTGTGCCAAAGCAATATCAAAAGCCCATTTACCTTCTACAATTTCCAACTCTACGCTATTGCCTCCATTTAATCGATAAGAAGCTGTAACAGGATTTTTATCTGGGTCGCTTGCCATACCACTGATTTTGAATTTATCAGTATTAATGATACCTGATGGTTGCACAGCATCCACTGTTAAGATTGGTGGACGGTTTGGCACAACATAAAATGTACGCTCTGCTATTGTAGATTGACCACCATCGCTATCTTGTGCCCATATTTTAAGTGTATGTGGTACGCCATCAGTAAGGTTGCTTGTAATAGCTGTTTCCCCATCATACAGTTTTCCACCTTTAAATTTAAGCTGTTTGTTAAACGAAATGGCAGCATTGCTCAAGCCAATTCCTAGTACAATACGTTGTTCAAAATTAATTTGCGCATATATTGTTACTGATTGATTGGCATTTACATCAGCTGCAGAGCCAGCAAGATTGAATACATCATTTTCATACAGAGTCATATTTGCATTTGGTGAAGTTACAGATACCGTTGGCGCTGTATTAGTTACATTTAATGCAAAACCTTGCGAAGAGGTAAATTCGCCATCGTTAGCATTGACTGTAATCCATACGCTGCCAATCTCCTTACCAGTAAGCGTTAATGTGCTACCTGATACTGTTGCGGTTGCTACACTTTGATTACCTGATGATGCAGAAAATGTCAATGCATCACCCTGTGGATCACTAAAATAATTGGCTAGATTAATTATTATAGGTATATCTTTTTTAGTAGATTGTGTTGGAATTTGTGTAAATGTAGGTGCTGTATTTACTTTTGCTCCTCGTACATACCAATATCCATCACTATTTCGAGCGTTATTTATATATGCATTTTCTTCAGCTTGAACAGTAGTTATAAACGAGCCTTGTATATAGTACGGATTTGAAGGTGTAATGGAATATTTGTCCATTAAATTGACGCCTACAACTTGAAATCTATAAACTATCGTATTAGAAATATATGCATATAACGTTTTTCCCATTTCTTCTTCAACGGCAACAAGAGATGTCTCAGGACCGTCAGGTTTGAGGAATTGCACACCATCGAAATTTAGCTGCTGGTAACCATATATAAAAGTCCAACCTCCCTTTTCGACAAATGTTTCTACTAGCTTGTATTGTACCTTTGCATTGTATCTATTCCAATAATATAGCGCCATCTACACCACCTCCACTAACTCTACGTTGTATGTCTGCCAATCCCCGATGCCCATTTCAGCGTTGATTGTGTCAATTGCTACATTACTACGAGCTACCTTTGCACCTTTTTTATAGTTATTAGTAAGTGCTTGTACAGTTATTGTATTTGTACTAATAGCTGTGATAATGACGTTCTCGCTATGCACATCATCAAAAATAGTGACTTGGGTAAATGGTGTAAATCCTTCAGTATTTGCAACCTTTAATACTGTGGTCCCTATAGCAACAGGCTCGATAATATCAGTCAATGTTTTATCTAACGTGATTTTATTTGTGCTGCCATCTAGCGTGTCAGAAAACGTTCCTGAATTACCTGGTACACGTCCATCAAGTTCGAGCTGTATTTGCATTCGTCTGACCAAAGATGCTAATTCTACTAAGTACTCATGCGCCATGAAGATACCTATGTCCATATGATTTAAACGTTTTGATGCTACACGAGTACCTTCCTCAATCGTTTCGTAAAAAGGTAGTCCAGTTAATGGATTGAGCATAATTTCGCCAGCATCATCTTTTTTGGGAATTAATTTACCATCAGGACCAATCTTCCATATACGATCTTTCCAATGTAGTAATACATAATCGTTTTTAAATGAAAATCTCAATTTTGTATCACTCCTTTCAATACAACGGATAGGGTAAATACAATCATTAAACCATCCTCGCTCTGTTCAATATGTGTCGTATATTTATCTAATTCAATCCCATGCTCATCTACCAATTTGGCTTCTGTCACTAGACCATGTCCATCATCTAAATACACATACGTTTTTATGGTGTCACTTTCAATTAATTGAGAATGAAACTCTACTTCTTTTTGTTGATCATCGATAGTAACAATTGCTTTCTTGGCCATACTCTTTAAAAATTCTAATGTTCGATCTATGACTATACGAGTCACCATTCGTCCATCACCTCATTCGGATATATCTCGCCACAAATCGGTAAATATACTGGATATGTGTAATTTACCTTTTGTAACTCCAGTGTTTTTTCTTGTATTTTCCCTGGCATGCCTTCGCAATAAAACGTTCCACAGATTGGTAAATAAATAGGGTATTGATATTGGTCTGATTCCAATTCGATATAATGAGTTTGGGGCATTTTAATAGAGACAAAATCAAGCCAGGAACGAACATTTTTATATTCATGAATTAACTTTCGCAACAACTTCAATTCTTTATTTGTAATAGTCAACGTATTGATTTCCACTTTAAAATGATAGGGCTCTCCATCATATTCAAACCATTCTTGTAGTTCACATGGTTTATCTAAAACAGAAAACACCAACTCTAATGCAGCTGGTGTCCCTTTTAAACGATGTAAGGCAATCGCTTTTTCAATGAATTTAATTTTTTGTTCGCGAGTCTTTACTAGCTCTAACCCTTCTGACCAGGTAATATGCTTTTCCCACAGTAAATGGTCTAACACAGCATCATCTAAGTTTTCAAGATTCATCGTATAATTGATTTTGTCAGTCCATCCAAGCATTTTATCCAGCGATGCTTGCAAAGCTTTTGCTAGATTGACAACTTTTTTATCATGAAGTAAGTTATCAGGAATTTCGCGTAAAAGAGTATTCTTTTTTAAATCAATCATCTTCTACACCCCCGAAATGGACATTTGACATATCCAATTGTGCTACTTCCCCCTGTTCAATCACCTTAAATTCAGGACTTCTAGTTTCAACGCGTTTAGCACCTGCTTTGATACACAATGAAATTAATTTCGAAGGGTTAATATCACGACCAATTTTAGATTGTTGCCATACTAACCACTCGGCCACAGCCGCTTGTATTTTTTGATGAACAAGCGTTTTATCTACAGCATTTGTTTCTATGAAATATGTCATGTCTAAATCAAATGGAATAACAGTTGGTGCACCAGCACTCACACGATCAGTTAATGGGCGAACAGTTTTTCCACTGACTGATTTTAATACTTTATCAATCATTTCATCTGATGGCAATTTGCCGTCTTTCAATAAAATTTTAATATCAACATAACCTGGCATTGGCATATACACATAAACATCACTAATTAATGCGGAAGCACTTTTAGCAAAGTACATATATGCTCCTTCACTTCCTGCATTTGTGAGGCTTTCTGGGGCTAAATAAATGCGCTCACGATAAGATTCATCAGCTTCGCGCTCTGCACCACCCTCAGATACAGTAATATTTTCAACGTGACTAACATATGGCAATGGCTTAACCAAGGTGTTAATTTGACCAATAGTAAAGCCATTACCGATTTCACCTTTTGTTGTGCATTCTAGTTCCACATCTACATAATCTACACCTGGACTAATAGCCGTTTCTTCAATTGTGGCAAAAAAAATAGCCCCTTCGTTAGAAGTAGCCAATGAACCTATTTCGATTATTCGTGATGAAGTTAGAGGTACTGATAAGTGTAAACGTAATGTTGTCGTAGCTGCTGTTGCTTCCAAACGTGGTGTCGTCATTTCAGCACCTTTATGATCCAATATTTTATCGCGTGCATAATACAATAAATTCTGTTTGGCAGCATCATTAATAGCTACATTTTGCTTGGTAATGACTGATGCTAACGATAAAAAAATGAGCCGTAATGGATCTGCTTGACTGAGTTTTCTTCCTTCTTCTTGTTCATATAATGTAATAATTTCATTGACTAATTCTTGTGCATCAGTGGTTAAAAAATTTATTTCAGGTAAAACAACTTGTGTCATACCTTCACCCCACTTTTCAAACTAAAAATAATAATTGGATAAGCTTTACCGTCTATTTCAGCTGTCATTTTTACTTCTTCTACAATGGCACGTGGTTCGTATTTTTCCACAGTTTCCACAACCTCGCGTACAAATAGTGGATGTAAAATGCTCATTGGCCGATCAATAAATTCAGCTTGAAAACCAAAGTCCCTGAACAATGGCACACTAAATTTATAGGTACCTAAAATTGTATTGATGTTTTGAAAAATTTCTTCGAGTTCATCTGCTGGTCTAAAATTGATTTTTGAAGGATTGTAAGTAAGCGTATATTTCGTCATACATACTCCTCCATTGTTATATTTAATCCTGCAGTTAAAATGTTCCCTCGATTATCAATATGATCCCACGATTGATCCGTCCCAGGCATGTACCATTTGCCAACACCCACACGTTTTGTTCCAATTATTAAAGTATGGGCTACACCACTTCTTGCGTATTTAATGAATTTATCCAGTTCCACAATTGGGTTTACTCCGTGGAAAGCTGAAAAATGCATTGTAAACGAAATATTTCCTGCTTCCAATCCAATGAATTCTGATTTCTGTTTTTGACCATGAATGTCATGCTTTGACCAGCGTGCCGTTTCAGTGCGTTTAAAAGCATCAAACGTATTTATTTTTTTATCTGACACTGTAAATACTACGTCACCCCATACACCTATCATAGTTCATCACTTCCTAACCATTTACGATGACATCTGGACTATGTGTAGCACCCATTTTCGAGCCACATGCTGTTAAGTCATTTACACGACATATAGGTTTTCCGTTTACAATAACATCAGGACTTCCTTCGGCTGCTACTGAATCGTGACAAGATGAACCACAACAATGTGTTTCCCAATGGTCACCTAATCGATGCGCTCCTAAGTCATTTATAATGACATCGGATGATGCTTCATCGTTTGGCCGAGGTACATGACAATCATGTCCTTTACATATATCCCCAAAACGGATTGCTTCTGGCATACTACTCACTCCTAGTTTAAATAGATTTTATGACCGTTTTCTTTACCTGATTTCACACGGATCTCTTTTTCAGCAAGGATTTCAATCTCCCCTTTAACATCAATTGTTAATTTATGATTTTTCACATCATAACGTATCAATGTACCGTCCGAAAAAAGCACACCATCACAATCATCAGATACTAAAAATTCCTCAGGAACCTTATCTGCCTCAGAATAAATTGCACCAAGCACAACACCTTCTTGTGTACCATTTGCAAAAAATGCACAAATCACTTGTTCTTCTGGTTCAGGCATCCAATAATACTTGGAATTCAGTGTGTTTTTTTGCATTACAGGCAAATCGAAAGATACTTTTTCATCCCAATCTGGAAAATAAACTTTCACTGTACAATTTTCTCTATTTACAGAAGATACAAGCCCTTTTCGAATGGCTTCAAATGGTGTATTTTCCATTCCGCCTTTACTCAATAGCTAAGCACCTCCCGCAAATTAATATCTGTTGTGTAGCCGCCTGTTACGTTATGACTTGATGATTCAATGAAATATTTTCCGTCAAAAGCTCCGAAATTTTTAATGTTCACAGTTACACCTTGAACCATCTTTTCATTCCCCATCAGTGTAATTTTTCCACTCTTGGAACCTTTATTTTTATTACGTGCTTCAGCTTGTGCCCAACGTTTTGCTTCCTCTAAATTTTTAGCACGCTTGTTTATCTTTAAAGTTGGGCCATCTTTTACACCAGGTACATTGTAAACATATTTAATATTCTTTTTTGTCTTACTATCGAAATATGACAATTCCACTTTTGCATATTGTTCTTCTGCAGCTGTTACTTTAAAATCATAGCTTTTCACATCATCTTCGCCACGTGTAATTGTTCGCACTTCTGCTTTCTTTTCGTACTGCAGTTCATCATAAACAACAAGCTGCTCTTTTGTAACTTTTGTCGCTAGACCTTCTCGCTTTGCTAAGCTTTTAGCAAATGCTAATGGTGTTTTCTTATCCTGTTCAACACGATCATACAAAAATGTTGGTGCATCATACACCAACTTCAAACCTGCTTCTTTTGCAACTTCTGTTAATATAGCTTGCAATGTTGCATTCTCCCAAGCCTTTGTTTTCTTTGTGTCTTTCCCACCTTTTGTAAACGGCACAGATAATGCTTTTATGGTTACTGCATCTGGTGGTCCTTTAAAATTTACATCATCTACAAAAAATGTACCGCAATTTAACTTAACCGATGCACCTTCCTTATACCAATTACGCAATTCAATTGAAGCATTAATTTTATCGCCTTTCATCGGTAGCCATGGACCTTGCCACTTTCGCTCACGATCTTCCAGTTCGATTGAAATATCGTCACTTTCACCCTCGTTGTCATTAAATGTGAAGGACTTCAAATATGGTGCAATATCTTGTGTAATATTTACGCCCATGTACGTAATATTAGCAATGGCACGTCTTGTATTTGTCATCTAATCACCTCATCCAAGGTGGTAAATCATCTGTACTTTGCTTTTCATCCAAATCAAAAGCAGGCATCATTAATTCGATACCTGCTGGAAAAACTACTATGTGCATATGATGAGGATTTGCATGCATAACTTTATCCATTAGCACTTCGCCATTTGGTCCATAATACTTAAAGCAAATACCATCCCACTCATCGCCAGAAATTGTTGTATACGTATTAGTCGCCAAATGACTTCCTCCTCTCATCTCTTTTCATTTCAGCTATACGTGCTTCTAAATCATCTTTATCTTTATCCGCATGTTGTTTCACCTGTTCTAAATCCTCTGGTCTTTGTACGTTATATTGTGGATTATAAGTTAGCTGAATCACATTTGAATTATTTTGATTTGGCACAGATTGTGCCACTTGATTAGGGCTTATAGCAGGACTTTCATTTGCTTGCATTTGCATGGACACTTGATGTTGCATATTATCAAATACACCATTATCTTTTAACATGCCTAATTGCTGCCCTGTTTGTAACCATAAATCTTTACTATGTTGACTATTATTCCATGGTATTATTGCCTCTGTATCGCCACCTTCACCAATCCAAGCTAGTGTCGGATTTCCTACAATACCACCTTCAGCAAAGCCAGGTAACTTTCCTAAGAGTTTACTAGCAGCCCCTTTTATTGGCTCAGGTACTAAGTTGCCTATTGCTCCTAAAACAGCTCCACCCATCGATTTTATGCCATCAATTAAGCCATTAATAATAGATATACCAACGTCAAATAAGTTAATTCCCTCAAAGAAACCGATGATATTATTCATAATTGTTGTAGCCGTTTCTTTAATAATCTCCCATGCTCCAGACCAATCACCCTGCAAAAGCGCCATGGCAGTTTGAATGATACCAGTGATTAATGTAAGTGCATTTTCAATGACAAATTGGATAATAGGAAAAACTGCCTCAACAATTGAAAGTAACGCTTTTACAGCTGGGATGATACCATTTGTAAAAATCTCTGCAAGTGAGGAAATGAGCGATTTAATAATCGGTGCTGCTGTCTCAACAATCAATACAAGTGTTGGGAAAACTTTTTCCGCTGCTGAAATTAACATAGGTAGAACCATAGATCCTAAATCCTTAATTGGTGTTGCCAAAGATTTAAAAGCTTCAATGACTGTCGGTAATATTTGTGAAACTGTAGCACCGACCTGTGTTACGCCTGCAACAAATACATTTTTTAAAACATCTAATAACGGATTTATAACATTTCTAAAAGTTTCCGATTTTTGATAAGCAAAATATAAACCCGCTGCAAGTGCCGCTAATGCACCTACAACGAATAGGATTGGATTAGCCATCATAACTAATTTCAATCCTGCTAAAGCACCTCTAACACCTGCAATAGCTGAGCGTACAGTCATAAATGATTTAATTAATATACTCAGTGCAACCATAACAGGGCCAACAGCTGCCGCAATACCAGCAACGATTAAAATGGTTTTCTTGGTATTGTCATCAAGCTTCGAGAATTTACCTGCCAACATTGTTAGCCCATCGGCAAAGGCTCGTATATCATCTTTTATCAAATCGCTGAATTGAATGGCTAAACCTTCTAATGCAGATCTTAACATCATCAACGAACCTGCTAAGTTGTCTACCATCGTATCTGCCATTTTCTGCGCTGTACCATCTGAGTTTTCCAATCCCTGTGTATGCTCGGCTAATGTATCACTACCGGCTTCAAGTAATATCGCCCAATGTTTATAAGCCTCTGCACCAAAAATAGTGGTCAGTGCTGCTGTTTTTTGTTTCATCGTTAATCCGGCTGTACCACGCTCTAACTCCGCTATAACATCTGGTATTGATTTCATATTATCTTTAGCGTCAAAGAAGGAAATGCCTAACTTGTCTACTTGTTTTTGTGCCTCTGGTGTTAATTTAGACAGACGACCAACAGAAGAAGAAAATGCCTGACCAGCGATACTACCTTTCAAACCACTATCGGCTAATTTCATCATAGCTGCTGAAGTTTCTTCAATTGACCATCCCATCTGATTTGCCATCGGTGCAGCATACTTCATTGCTTCCAAATTGTTATCATAAAGGCTCTTTATCCTTTATTTCTTACAGTTTCCTGTAAGGTCGGACTATATCTTCATCTACGACTCTACTCGTTTAGATGTCGAGCGCTCGTGTCAGCTTCATCACTGTTCTAGTGGTATGCTGTTAGTCTCTACACCTTCCACACATCCCTGTGTGGCTTGGCTCGGTATTAGCACTTAATCAATAAAAAAACACCTTATGATTGTAGGTGCTCTTTCAATATATTTTCAATTTTATCTATATCCCAAAAAGGAATTCTGATTAAAGGTATATTATTTTGTTTACAAAAAGTATTTTTAATTTCATCACGTTGTTGGGTAAGTTTAAAACCCTCTTCACCACCAAAATAATCAATAGCTGAAAAGTGTTGTCTACCATCGAATTCAATCAATGCTAAAATCTCCTCGTTCATAAATACGACAAAATCAAAAGGTAAACACTTCTTAAACCTGCATTTTTCAAATGTAAATTCTCTTTTGTACGGCAAATTCATCGAATCAAGACAATCCGCTATAAATCGTTCTCCTAAAGATTCATTACACTTAGGACATCGTCTTCCAAATTTAAATTTTTCAGGCGTAACATCGTATAAAAATCCGCAAGTGTTATGTAACATTTGGATTTTTTTCTTGCTATTTTCATATTTACCTTTAACTTCGTATTCAAGTCCTACTAATTCATAAACTTCTTGTTTGAACTCTTTAGTATTTTGTTTTAATGTTCCTGCACACTTTGGGCAACCACTTTGTTTATTTATTAGATTATTTGGTGTAGCGAAAAATACATGTCTTTTACAGGAATCATTATTGTGCACAACTTTGACTTTATTTCTATTAACTTCATATTCAGTTAAGAGTGTATATTCACCATTCCATATTTCATCAAATTCTTTTAGAAATGTTTCAGGACTTTTTCGTTTAGATGAAGAACATTTTATCCTTCCACATTTCGGGCATCTAATACCTTTCAAGAAATCTTTAGGAGTCATTTCAAAATTATGCCCACATATTTTATGATAAAATTTAATTTTAGTTTTATTATTTATATACACACTATTAATCTCATATTCATTACCTACTAAAGCGTGCACTTCTGTTAAAAATTGATTATGTGTTTTACGTGCATTACTTTTTCCCTGTTCATGAGTGCATCTGGGACATTTATTAACACCTGTAAATTTTCTAGGTGTCGTTTCAAATTCAAAATCACATTTCATATGTCGAATTTGAATAGGCTTTAAATGCCCTTGGTATTCACTCGTAACTTTATATTCACTTCCAACGAGTTCAAAAACTTCTTGTAAATATTCCTCATGTGTTTTTCTTTTTGGCATCATATCATCTCCTAAATTAATTATATCGTAGTAGGAGAACCATGAAATATCATTGATTAAATAAGCCTTCACCGAATTCACTCGATATTTTTAACCATCTATTTCTAGACAGCTGGGCAAAGCCATTTACCCATTTGCTCCACGTTTGTATTTGCATTGGCCTGTGCATAGGCAAATACGTCAGCTGCATGTCCAGCCTGATCAGCAGCCATCCCAAAAGCTGACATAACATCAGTTGTAATATCTGCAGCAGTACCTAAATCCATATTTGCGGCAGCTGCTAATGATAATAGACCATCAATAGATGACAATTGTTGCTCTGTGTTATATCCTGCTAGTGCTAAAAATTCAAACCCTTCTGCGGCTTGTGTAGCCGTAAATTTAGTTGATGACCCAAGCTCTTGCGCCTTACCTCGTAAAGCATCAAATTCTTTCCCAGTAGCCCCACTTACAGCTGCGACTTTAGACATTTGACTGTCAAAATCCATACCAATTTTTAATGCTGCTGCACCTAATCCAACAACAGGAGCTGTTACACCAACAGACAAAGTTTTCCCTACACTATTTAATGTATCTGCTGATTTTTGCAAACCAGCCATGCTTCTTTGAGCATCTGCAAAAGAACGTTGGAAGCTACTCGATAGTTCAGCACCAAGTTTAAAAGCTAATTCAAAAACTTTACTCATTAACTTTTGCCCCCTTCTTTTGCAACCTCTTGTGCAAATTCAATGGTTTCCTTCCAGGAAAACAAACGTCGTAACGTCATATTTGAATAAAATTCAGCTGATGAATGACTGTGATTAGCACAGTACAAACAAATCAGCTGAATGGTCCTTGTTGGTTGACTATTTATTTTCCACCCATTAAAAAAAGTGTTGTTCGCATTGTCACCTTTGAGTAATCGGAGGCTGACAATTTACGAATAACACCAACATGTACGCCTGTTGCTTGTGCTGCAACAATTGCCGCAAAACCCTTCGCCATTTCTTTCACCATTGTAATTGCATTTTGAGGATTCTCGGCATTAAACTGCATCTCTGCCTTTTCAATATCAGCACCTGTTAAACTCTCAAAATCTAAAACTAGCTCTGTATAAGTTACATCTTCCACTGTGATTGGGCGGGTTAGGGTAATTACATTTTCTAATCCTTCCTCTTGCACTTTATTTTGATCTTTATTTAAAACTACTTCATTTTCAGTCATCTATAATGCCTCCCTAAGATAATCCTAAATTTTTTCGTACTTCTTCCATGACATCTTTTCCGTTGACGAAATATACAAAGTTGAATTTATCAAATTCAATTGTTCTCTTACCATCAATCATTATTTTGATGTAGTGAACTTCAAATTCATTGGCCGTTTCTGTAGAAGCTGCCACGGCAAATTTACCTGTTGTGAAATTGGTAGGTACACAACGTGTTTTTACAACAACTTCTTGATTGATGTACCCTCTCAATGGATCAAAAATTTGTTGGTTACCACGAAAATCCAGAGCATGTACTTTCGGTTCTGCTAATTTTGCTGCATCAAGAGAAAGTGTGCGCCAATTTAATTTTGTTGTTTGTGATCCAAAATGTCCGATTACTGGTGTAGTAGACTCACCTGCGATACCAGCACCTTTAAGCGTTTCTGTCAGTGCCTCGAAATTTGGTAACTCAACATCTGCAGCACCAAGCCAGTTTACCGCATCTTCCCAAACCGTGAAGTTGGTTAAAATTTGATCAGTTTTTTTCACCGTTTATCCCCCTTTTATGCGAATAATGTTTCAAAATAGTTTGGATCAAATTCAAATAATCCTCGAAGCTCACGCCCTGGTGTAGCAGGTGTGATGAAAATGTGGAATTTGTAAATGCCATCGATTAGATCCGTTAGTGGATTTTCTTCGCGTAAAAATTCAATACGGCCCCCCAAGATAAATTGACGTGCTGCTTTACCGTTTAAATCAATATTTTTACTATCCACAATGTTATCGATAAGTTTTCTATTACCTGGCTTATCGGTTTTTTGCCAATACGACAAAATGAACTGATTTTGCTCATAAATAAAGACACGTCTCACTGAGATAAACGCGTCTTTCGGATCTGTGTTACCTGGATAGCAACTTGTACGATGTCCCCATAGTTTCCAGCCACCTATGAAATTAAGTGAAGTAACGATACCTTGACCATTTAAATAGTTAGCTTGTTCCAAGCCAAGTAAAATCTCTGTACCATCTTCCAAGACAGCTGCATCCATCTGTAAATTATTATTGGACGGTTCATGGTAAGGATAACCTTCATTTTGAGCATCAATCAAATTGGCCAAACTCGCCATTTGTGTCGATTTATGATATTGTATGCCACCTATTGAAACTTTTGGCCAACAAACAATCATGTTAGGATCATCAAGATTCTTTTGATTTTTGTATTCTGGGACTGCTGTATAATCTGTGACTTCTGATGTTGGAACATCAACAATTGCCATACATTGAAACAGACCATTAATATTTTTTGATTTTGCCTTTAATACAGCTGCAACCAATGGATTCGTTGAGAATTTTGGCGCGATTAAAATACCAGGTACTTCACGGAAACGTGGGAATACTGTATTTACTAATTCAATGCCTTTGTATGATCCGTCTAATGATACCCCACCTACAATATCAGCTGCTGTCACTAACGTAGCATCTAATCGTTCATATTCTACAGTCACTTCATCTGCCACGCCTGTATAAATGTGAAGCTTTCCTTCATCATCGAATTCCAATTCATAATCCTCTTTGTCAACAGTATTCGATCCATTTTTCACGACAACCTTTGCTTTTAGTACACCATCTACTTCTAAAACTCCTTCACCTTTCGACAATTTTACGGTTTCAGAGCCAGCAACAGCATGTTTTTTTGGATCAAGTACATTGATCATGACTAATGGCGAAACAGTAAATAAAGCAAAATGCGAGCTAATGGCTTCACAAATTGTATAGTTATTAAAATCTGCACTATAGCCCATTTTTTGAACTGCTTCACTGTACGTATAAGCCATTTCTGCTCGATTTACAGCCTTTTGTGGCTCATCTAATAGATGAATAGGAGCTGTTCCAAAAACAACTGTCAAACCTGCCATAGACACCACAGGAGGGATGATAGATGTTGGCAATTCATAACTATATACTCCGTGTTTATATCCAGCCACTATTGATCACCCTTTCCAGTTTTAATAAAGTCAATTACTTTATTGTAATAGCGATGTTCCAACGTACCTTTTTGCTGAATACGTACTTCAGTTTCAGCCATTGCATCAATCGCTACAAAAAGTTTTTCAATCTCAGAGCAATCTTTTATAAAAGTTTGAACATGTGGTACCTTGATAGATTCAACCACCGTATATTTAGGTAATCCTAACAAATTAGGACCGACATAAATTTTTTGTGACACTTTTCCTTTGTACACTGGTACAGCATCCTTAAATGCTTTACTAACCTGCTCAGCAGTAGTTTTTGTGTGTTCCCCAATAGCAATAGCTTTTTCTTTAATACCTTCGTTCGCCACTTTCATAACCTCCTACAAATTGCATCGATGGGGATTCAATTATGAGCTGAATAACACCATAATAATATGGATGTTTTTCGTCATCATCTGAAACTGCCCACTCTGCTTCGTATTTTAATCTGTGGAATTTCGCAATGATTGGATCTTCGTTTAAGTCATCCCAGATAGTCTGAATGCAAGTTGCTACATCGTCATAGCCTTCACCATCTTTCCCATCATTTCGTACACCGATAATTAAGTTGAAAATGTTATCTTGATTGGAAACGTTGGCATCTTTTTTTCCGCGATCAATCTTAATCACAACAAAAGGATACAGTTTTTTATCTGCATCCTTTTGTGAATAGTCATTTTTTTTACTTAATCGCTCAGGTACTTTATGGCGAAAAATTTTAAATGGTACTTGGTCATTCTCAGGTAACCTAAGAGGAAAATCCTTTAAAGCTCCCTCCAACCTTTCCACTAAGCCATCCATAACGTTTAAAATGGTCATGTTAATCTCTCCAAACTTTAAAGTTTGCTTAATAGATAGTTAATCTCATGCTCCAAGCGCCTATCATAAGTAAGTTGCCCTTCACGCTCTATTTTTGCCACTATATCTTCATTACCAATCATTTGCGGTACAGACGGACCCATTAAACGTGATATTGGTGATCGTTTTTTACCATCACGTTCAAATACTTTAATGCCGTGTAAATTCGCTACAAATGCACCAAGGATTTGTTTTGTTCCTTCTTTTTTTACGGCAATCTTGAGCTGCCCTTTTCTTTTTGGATTTACTGTTTTTGGACTAACCTTGAATTTATCTAGTCCAATAACTTTACCCTTAGAAATGACATAGGCTGATAAGTCCGCTGCATTTGCCCTGCGCACATCTAAAGTATCCGATACATCCCCAGCCTTTATATGGTATTTAGAACGCACTTCTTTTTTTACATTGGAATTGATATTTGTAACAGCTCGATTAAGTGCATTAGAAATTGCATTAGGTACCTTCCTTGCTAATGGTCCTAACTTTCTTTCAACCTCTCTGACAGCTGCAGCATCAACAGTGATACGAATTGTCATGATTCATTCCTTGAAAGGCCTATTGTTAACATACCCAGGTTTTCACTAACTCGTTTAATGAAGTATTCTTCTCCGTTGAAGTCCATCATTTTGCCAGGTAAAGGAATGTACTCAAAATAAGAACTCGCTACATGAAATAACACATCATATGTAGCGACTTTTTTACTCATATCTGCTGGGTTAACCTCATCATCATCAAATACAATTTCCATTTCTTCAAAGTTAATAATAGCTTTTTCAGAGAATTCATTCTGATTAACAAAAACATTATTAATATCTTGCTGTACAAGTTCTTTAAATGTTTTCATATAATCACTTCCTATTCTTCATCTTCTAACTGATTTAAGAAATAATCTTGTTTTTCATTTTCAACGATGAGTGCAATCAATTTTTTCTTAGAAATGTTACCTGCAAATTCAAGTCCTAGCTCTTTAGCTCCAGCTTTCAATTCTTCAGGTTCAAAATTTAAATCTAAATCTTCCTCAACAGTTTCTTCTACGACTTTTGACAAGGAAACATTTTCGTTGTTCGTCACAACTTGCTTCTCTTCGTCCTGGTATGACTTTTCAACTGCATTTAAAAAGAGCAGTCGTTTCGCTGACTGCTCGTTCAAAAGTTCGCTATCGATGAAGTCGCCTTTTTTATAACGCACACCGTTATGCTTAATATTTGTTTTTGCAGTATAACCTAACATTCGTTACACCCTCCCACATTTAGATTACAGTCGCTACAAGCCATGAATTGACGTTTTCAGGCTGAGGCACTGGACGAGAAGTTAAACGTACCATTGCCACATCATTGTCCATATTCCCCCAGAACTTAGGGACACGTGCAGCTTCATACGTTACAAATTTACCGCCTTGCTCCATTTGTGTAACAGCTCCGTATAAAAATCCACCTTGTCCAGAATGTCCCATCAACACTTTATCGGCTGGTACAAATGCTCTTTCCTCGCCATCATCATCTAAATACCAATCGTCATAAGTATAGAGTTCTACGCCTATTTCCGGTAATCGACCAATGAATGTGATTGAATCATTTTTCAATGTGGGTTGAATAACACCAAATGACATGTTTAATTTATCAAAAATCTCCTTGATTTCTTTATTTTTCAAAAATTCCTTTAAAGCGTCTCGTCCTAGAATGGCGATATTTGGTGCAATACCACTATTCTGTAGAATCTTTAAGCGCCATTCTTTGAAATTTTCATATGGCATAGATTCCGCTGCTGTCCACAAATCTTTATCTGATAACACTTCGAATTGATCAAAGCCATAATCAATTTCCATTTCAATAACCTTTTCGTGCGTATTATCTGCATAACCTTTAACGATAACTTTTCCGTTAAATAAGAGTTCCGAAGTCATCCATTCTTCTCGTCGATCAATATATTGGCCAAGTTCCTCTAAGTCTTTTGCTGTCATTTCCACCTGTCGTTGCTCTGGTGTTTTTGTCGAATAAATATTTTCCCCCATTCCACGTTGGGAAATATCGTCAATTGTCATCGCTCTTTGTGGAGCGATACGTGGCGTATCAACTTGCTTTGTAACAAACCCCTCACGTCCAATTGTCACACCGCCAACCCGTGGCGCTACGAATGGAGCCATTTTTCGTTTACCTTTTTTATAGTCAAGTTCTACCTTATCTGTTACAAAAGTGCGGTCTTTAGTGCGTGGAAAGAATGTATCACGCAAAAATGATGGCACTTTTGGCATCATTTCAATTGCTGGAAGTACCTCTACTGTTCCTGGATATTTCATGAATAATTGCCTCCTTAAAGCACGATTTTTAAGTAAATTCCGTATGTTTTTAACTCTGATTCGATTGAATCAATTTTTGTCTCACCTGCTAATACAAGTGCATCACGATTAAATGCGCCTGATACATAAACCATAGCATTCATTGCGTCCCCTACTTTATCCCCAGTGTCCACATCATCAGTTAAAATGAACTCTGGCTTGACTACTGTATCGCCACCATATAGGACAGCCTCTCCAGCATCATTTTTACCAACTACAGCACCGCGCATTAATACACCTTGTCCAGCTGCCAATAATATGATTGCTGTATTAATCGGAAATGAAGCATCTGCAATTAAATGATCAAAATCTTGTTTATACACATCATTTACTAATTTGTTCATTGCTTACTACCTCCCCATACGTTGATTAAACCTGCAGCAAATTTTTGTTCACCTGTTGCTTGATTTTCAGGAGCTTGTTCACCGCTAACATCTTGTAATTGTTCGGCATCTTGCTGAGCGTTCGTATAAAAAGCTGTTCCTGCTTCTTTTTGATTCTTAACAATCTGTACTGCTAATTGTTCAGCTGTAATGTTATTTTCAAATTTAGCAGCTTGTACAAGCACATCATTACCGACTGGAGCAATGTCCTCAATTGCTTTAATACGTTCATTTTCTGCTTTCACGCCATCATCATATCCCATTGCTTTTATTTGATTGAAAAGTTCCGGATGACTGTTTTGTAATTCTTCTAATGTCATTTTAATTGTATCTCCTTTCGCTTCCGGCTCATGTTCCTGATTGGAAACACCTGTCGAAGCACTTATATTATTGATTGGATTATTTGCTAACTCCTGACGCATTTTATCAATTACAGCCTGTGGTAAAGCACCATTTACTAGCATGCTACTATTAGCATCTGCAACAGCATCAATTTCTTGTTCAAACATAATGTTATCGATAAAACCAAGCTCTTTAGCTCGCTGTGCATTCATCCACGTCTCTTTGTCCATCATCGTTTTTAACTCAGCCTCAGGTAATTTAGTACGCATGATATAGGTTGACATTAACGATTTATTTACGCTTTCTAATAATTCACCTGCATCATACATTGCACGATAATCACCTTCTGCACGTGTGCTCGCATTGTGAATCATAATTTGGGCAACTGGAGACATTTCAATTTTTGTACCGCCCATAGCAATAACCGATGCAGCGGATGCAGCTAAACCGACAATACGCACTTTAATTGTTCCAGCAAATGATTTTAAAGCTGTCCAAATTTCAGCTCCTGCAAACACCGAACCTCCACCACTATTGATTTCTACAGTTAATTCACTCACATTGCTTCTAATCGCTTGTTGAATAACCTTATTAACTTTTGATGGACTCGTTGCCGGAATTTCAAACCAATCGTATATCCATTGATCAGCATCACTTATAATTGGTCCCTTAATTTCAATCTTCATGTTCATCACCTACCTCATTGATAGCTATTGAAGCATTCGCCCACATTGTTGTTTGTTGTAAATTTGTAAGTGCCTGGTTCTTTTCACGACTTTCTGGACACACTTCGTTAATTAAAAGAGCAAGTTCCTTTGCTTTTTCTCGGATTGCTTCATAGCGCTTTGGCTGGTCTGCTTTTGGTGAATGATACATAAAAATATTTTCAATTTCTTTTACTGTTGGCATCTTTCCTCACCTCCTTTACTTGTCATCTGAATCATCCTCATCGTCTTTAGCATCCGGATTAACCTTTTCATTCTGAATATCTGCATATTTACCAAAGCCTGCTTCACGTCGTAAATTTTCTTCACGCACTAACTTTTCATGATTTTGATAATAATCTGTACCAGTTAATTCAGCAGCTTCACGGGTACGAGTGCTAAAACCATTTTCTACACGAATGACCGCACCGTTCGCTTCTTTTACTGGATCGAGTTGCCCTTGAGATGGTCCATTCCATTCAGCTCCACAATATGCCTTTCTAATCAGCGGATCATTGAAAAAACCGGGCGCATATATACGTCCGGTTGCAATTGCTTCAATTAAAAATTCCTCATAAATCGGTTGGCAAAAATTCGAAGCCATAAAACTACGGTGGTTTCGAAACATTTTCCATGCCTCTAATAATGCGCCACGCGAAGCAGAATAAGAGCTTGTGAAGTGCTTCATTAATACTTCATACGGAATTTCTAGCGCAACTCCTATTTGACGACAAATGGATGTTACAAAACCATCAAACGCAGTATTTGGTCTTCCTGGATTGCTTTCGTGTACTTTCTCGCCTTCCTCTAAAAAGTTAACAGCCCCATTTCCAACTTCAATCGTCGAATCGTCTTCACTGTTTATTTCTTCCTCGTAAGCAAGACCACCGAATCCATCCATATTTTGAGTGATATTATCTTTCGTAATAAAAATTGTATACATACCACTGATAACAGCAGCCATTAATTCAGCTTCGCTATATCGTGATAGCTGTTTCAACGATTCAATAACTGGCGATAAAATCGGGACGCCTCGACGCTGTTCGGGGCGCTCCATACGTAATAAATGAATAATATTTGTACGCCCTGTCTTTTTCCCAAACTTCTCAATACGAATCCACTTGTTATTGTATGCCGATAACGCTGAGCCAGGATGCTTTTCTGCTAAATGATACGCAACGACTTCGCCTTTTCTATCAATTTCTACACCATTTACAATCTTATTATCAATATATGACTCTATTCCTGGAGTACAAATGCGGTCTGCCTCAAGTAGCTGCACAGTTATTTGATAGGGTGTTCCTGCCCTCTTATGATAAGGCATTGTTGCGAAAACGTCCCCAGACATCAACATGGACAGAAAAGCTAATTGTTGTAGCTGATAAAAATCACACATGCGTGTGACATCACAATTTTTCGACTCTGACCACAGCTCAAATTCGCGTTCAACTTTTTTCTCCCATTCTGCCGCTTGCTCTGGTGACATTTTCAATATTTCACGATCGACTTGGGAATTTAAACGCAAACCAGGACCAACAACGTTCGTCACCAGCGTGCGCAATGCTCCTGTCGCTAAAGGGGCACCCATGTGTAAATCTCTCGAGCGTTCTCGAAGCTTAGGTATATTTCGCTCAATATCTTCTAAAGCAGAACCTACCTGTGTTAGCCATCCTTTTAAAGCCTTTTTCTCTAAACTTGCTCCATGATTAGCATAACCACTGTTTGAAATAGCTCTTCCCATCGATTCAGCAGCCGCTAATTTTGCTCGATTGACTACTCGTTTTGCTCCTGCCTTTGGTGAAATATAACCAATAACTTTATCTATCATGTTAGCTTTCAAAGTAATTTCACCTCACTTTATATATCACGTGGTATGAATCTTTTTGTTCGGCGTACACGCCCACCTTTCTCAACAATTTCAAGCTCATCCACATTCTTTTTCCAGTAATCAATTTGTTTTCGTATTTCTGATAAATTGGCTCTTGTTAATGACCTAGAGCCAATTGTATAAGCTTGGCCTTGGGAAACGGCTAATTCGGCATCAAGCCAGGCTTCCAAATGCAGTTTTGCTCTATCTAATGTAACCACCATCTATCATCCTCTCTTACGCACACGTTTCCTTTTTTTAATCCCAACAGATGCAGCATATTCATGCTCAAAATTCGGATTAATAATTTCAAGCGCTGCAGTATTATAAACTCGCAAGTCAAATGGCTCGTTCCGTGCGCGGATTTTTACCCATGTTTGATAAGGTACACCCTTCTCATATCGTGTTTCCAATTTCTCAGCAGTCAAGCCCAGAAAATAATTTAATTCATAACCTTGTCCTCGTGGAAAATGACAATAGTTTGGTCCAGGCTCTTCTACTTTCAAACTTGACATGACACGTGCCTTGCCGTCATTAACACCTAACAGTACAAGTAATGTTTTTAATGGTTTGGGTCGTGAGGTACCTGCTAAGAGTGGCACATACATGCCTTTTGCTACGTTCATACCTTTAATCGCATAGATTCGCCGTGCTTCTCGAGCTTTTGTAAATCGGTAAACCTCTTGTGTATAATGTCCACCACTATCAATACACGTGCAGGCAATCCCAAACTGTTTCCCGTTTGCCTTGCTCCACCGCTTCTGAAGCCATAAATCAAGTTGCTGCCATGTTTCCTCTATATTCAAATCTCCATATAAAACATGGTATTCAATTCCCCACGATTCACGGCCAGCTCCCCAACCAACGACCTCTATTTCAAAGCGATCATCTTGAACATCCACAGCAGCAGTTAAAACTTTTACACCTTCTGGCACTTCTGCCTCATATTTTTCACGGCGTTCAAATAATATTTCTTCATCAACTTTTGAGCCGCTTTCTTCCCATGATTCACCAAGTACGGTATTGACCCATGTTTTTAATTTTGTTTGACCGTCTCGTTTCGCTTCCAAAAAGTCTCGGACAATTTTATCCCACGTAACCCAAGGACTCGCAAATTGATTTAAGTGAAATCCCCGACGGTGTGAGTGCTTTTTTTGTGCAATCCATTTCCCTTTAGCACGTTTCCACTCTCGTTCGCTATGTAAACAACCGCATTCTTGGCAAGCGTGATTTACTTCGTCGACAATAAATTCGTTATCTTCTGTTTTGTGGTATTCGAATTTTATTTGCCCCCATTTTATCGGCTGGAAGGTATCGCATGACGGGCAAGCCATTGACCACTGTTCCGCTGTGCTATCGTCATACAACTGCTCTATGCGAGATGTACCTTTGTCTAGGGGCGTTGACACATAGACAAGTTTCCGATTGGATGGATAGGTTGTTGTACGCATTTTAGCTAAATTAATCGGATCCCCTTCTTTACCAGCTGACACTGGATAACGGTCCACTTCGTCACATAGTAAAATTCGGATTGGTCTACTGGATAAAGAACTGGCAGCATTTGCACCAATAATTGCAATAGATCCACCTAAAAATGACTTTTCATCAATCGTATTTCCTGCATTTTTGGCTACTTTATCTCGTAACGCTTCGCTTGCTTCAATCATAGTTGAAAGCCTAGTTGTAGAAAAATAACGAATCAATTTTTTATTTGGTAACATGAACATTATTGGACATGGATCATAGTCGATATGATAGCCAACCATATTTAACATAAATTCTGTTTTGCCAACCTGTGCTGATGCCATAACCGCTACTTCTT